TGCACCTTTTGCTAAGTTCCAGTATGTAATCCGTGAGATTGCAACATCACTAGACTTAGACCCCGACAAAGTAACCAACAATATGGATGAAGCTGCTCTGCAAGCAGAGATTATGAAAGGCTTCCAAGCCCCAGCAGCAGGACCAGAAGGCGCACCAGCAGGTGCTAACCCAATGGACCCAACTGGTGCAGGTGATGGTACAATAGGTGTAGGGCAAACTCCTACACCGGGTGAACAAGGATTCAGTGCAAATGGACAAGAAGCAAATACTCAGCAGCCTCAAGCCGTTGGTGGGCAACAACCACCAATGGGAGGCATTCAATAATTACTTGGATGATGCAATAGAACAGCATCACAAAGTAATGGAACAATCAACAGATACTGTTGCATTGCATAGACAACAGGGTGCAATAACTGTATTACGTAGATTAAAACAACTAAGAGATGAGATAAATGGAATTACCTAAGTCTAAAAAAACTTTTGATGCCGAAATATCAGACGCTGTTAAAAAACAAATGAATGTTAGAAAAGCTGATGGAAAAACTATGCAGGGTTTAATTAATAGGCGTAGTAGAGAAAAAGATGTTTTTGATGGTGTCAATCCTGTATTCCCTGAGTTATCAGAAGATGCAGATTTAAATACTGCTCAAAAATACGCTGCTTTAAATTTGTTGTTAGAATTAGAATCTAGTGGGGGTACTAAAACAGGTCTTGAAAAAATAGGTAATACTGTTGGAAAATATCATATAAAACAAGATAAGGCAGCTTTAGTAGACCCTAGAATAAAAAAGATGTCTTCATTACAATTTAAAAAGTACATTAAAAATAATCCAGATAAAGAAGAAGAACTTGTTTCTGGTTACTTAGATGTTGAAATTAATAAAATGTTAGACAGAAAAGGCGTAGATAGAAGCCAATTAAATCCTAATGAATATGCTGCGGTTGTTAGTAATTTATATAATAAAGGTAATCAACCTGAGTTATTAAAAAACACAGCTAAACTAACACAGTTTAGACAAAAGGCTTTTCCTAAAACAAATAAAAAAACACAGAACATAAATCAAGATGCACCTATTCAAGATGTAGGTAAAGATATTCCTATGGATGAACAAGGTGTAGAAAGATTTAAGACTAAAAAGTCTACGGATGAACTGGGTTTATTTCCTGTAGAACGAGTAGAAGATGTACCGGATAAACCAAAGCGTAGTTTTCTAGGGTTTGAATTTAACGAAGGTGGAGCAGTACCAATGCAAAAACAAATGGAAATGTTTGAGGACGGTGGACTAATGGATGAAGGTGGTTCAGTAGACCCTGTGTCTGGTAATGATGTACCACCCGGCTCTACGCAAGAAGAAGTCCGTGATGATATTCCTGCCCAACTTAGTGAAGGCGAGTTTGTATTTCCTGCTGATGTAGTACGCTATATTGGTTTGGGCAACTTAATGCAAATTCGTCAAGAAGCTAAGATGGGCTTGAAGATGATGGATGAGATGGGTCAGATGGGCAATAGTGATGAAGCTACTATGCCAGATGATTTACCTTTTGATATTAATGACCTTGACATGGAAGACGAAATAGAGGATACTACTCGTCAAGAGTTTGCAGTAGGGGGTATGCCTACACCTAATCCAAACACAGGTGTATATTATAATCCTACGACAACTGCACCAACAACAGGTGTAGCAGCAGTTCCTCAACAAGCAGCATCACAACAGTATGTACAACCTATAAGACCACAGCAAGCTGCTGTACCAACTATGCAAGCATACAAACCTTCAGAGATACCTACATTTACACAGACTATTGGTAGTACTCCGGGTCAGTATGATGAACTACGGGAATATAAAAATGAATCTGGTGAAGTTAGACAGATACCGTTTAAAGCAGGTCAACCTATATACCCTATTCCAGAAGGTTTTACTTATGTAGACCCTGAAGCTACTAAGACAGAAGAAGTAACAACTACACCTACAGATGTTAAAACGCAGACTACACGTGTACGTGAAGAAGGTGGTGATGGCGTAGACCAAGGTGGTGCTTTTGGAACTGATGGGATACAAGAAACTATAGGTAATATGAAAGAAAGATATTCTATTACAGGTTCTCGTGGAATAAAAATGCCAAGTATTATATCTGCTTTGTTTGGTGGTGATGGTGCTGTAGGTTCTACAGACCCTACTACTATAACTAATCCTAATGAAGATGCTGCTATTTCTAGGGTAAGAAGCGGTTATGAAGGACTACTTGGAACAACAATAACAGGATATGTGGGTACACAAAAAGGAGACTTAGACCCTGCTACTGGTGGTATATTTGATAGTAGAGGACGTGCTATTAATGAAGATGGTACAAGTGCAATAGGTTCGGGTGGTACACGTTCATATGCTACATTTGCAGATTTTAGAGCAGACCGTGCCGCAGGTAAAGAATCAGGTTGGTCTGGTGGATTTATTGATTCTAACACATATGATAAACTTAGTCAGACGGGTAAAAATAACTACGATAAATATGTGTCATTAACTCGTGGCACTGAAGATTCTGGGAAACAAGATGGTCCTTCTGTTACTAAACCTAGTGCTAAAGTTCCTGATTATATGAAAGTTGGTAATAATATGTTACAAGGGTTAGGTGAACCAGCAGGACCACCTAATAAAATTGACCCCGGACTTATGGCTGCTGTTAAAGCACAAGCAGATAGATTAGATGCAGGTGATAAGACAGGTGGTTATGCACAATCTGGTGGCACATCAGGTGATGAAACACAACAAACAGTATCAGCACCAACTAAGGCAGAAGATTTTGGTGCTATGAGTCCAGAAGATTTTGGAACATCAGGAGATGAAACAGACCAAGGTAGCGGCAGTGATATAGGTACTGGTGGCGGTGCAGGTGAGTCTTTTGGTCCTACAGGGGGTTTTAATCAAGGTGGACTAGCCTCTAAACCTAAACCAAAGAAAACTAAGAAGATGAAGAAGGGTGGACTAGCTTCTAAAAAATAATCCACAATTCGTTGGCTACTCACTCCCCACGCCCGACAGTGTGGCTACGGTGGCCCCAACAAGGAGAATACAATGAACGATACAATCATGGCAGAAGAGATGCAGTCAACACCAAAGGCAGCATTTGTGAATAAACCTTACACGCAAGAAGAACGAGTAAAGCGTGATGAGGAAGAGCTAGAAGAACTGATGAAGGCACGTGAAGGTGAAGAAGCAGAAGAAGTAGCAGCTGAACCTACTAGCGCAGAAGAGAAAACATTTAAGAAGCGTTACTCTGACCTACGCCGACATCAACAGAAACAAGCAGAAGAATTTAAGACTGAACTAGCTGCGCTTAAAAGTCAACTGGAAAGTGCTACTAAGAAAGAAATGAAGTTGCCTAAGTCCGATGAGGACATTGAGACATGGGCAACAGAGTATCCTGATGTAGCAGCTATCGTTGAAACAATTGCAATGAAGAAAGCACGTGAGCAATCAACTGCTCTTGAAGAACGTCTTAAAGCAATTGATGAGTTGCAAAACTCAGCTACGAAAGAAAAAGCAGAAGCAGCATTAATGCAGATGCATCCAGACTTTGATGACATTCGTGATAGTGACGACTTCCACGAGTGGGCAGAAGAACAACCTAAGTGGGTACAGGACGCACTGTACGAGAATGATAATGACGCACGTTCAGCAGCAAGAGCAATTGACCTCTACAAATCAGATAGAGGCATTGGCAAAGAAACTAAGAGCAAGAGCAATAAGAGTGCAGCAGAGGCGGTTTCGACAAAGAATAAAAGAAGCAAGCCGCAAAGTGATGAAGCGTCTACATACCTTAAAGAGTCAGATGTAGACAAAATGTCTACACAAGAGTATGAGAAACATGCAGATGAAATCATGGATGCTATCCGTAGTGGTAAGTTTATCTACGATTTATCTGGCTCTGCACGATAAAAAAGAGTTGACAAGTACTTATTTATAAGTATAACTATAGTCATGTATGATGTAAACGGGTTAGCTACTTGTTTACATTGTCAATCCGCAAACGACAAAAATCTTAAAGATTACCTGATTAGCATGGCCTATTGAGTACATTGGTTGCAACCCTTGTATAAGATACACCCTACGTTAGACAGCCTCTGCAAAGAATTGTACTGTTTGCATCTGTACAATCCAAAACAATAGGAGATGGATTATGGCTTTCCCAAGAGCAGCGGGTTACAACAACTTACCTAATGGTAATTTTAGCCCAGTAATTTACTCCAAACAGGTGCAGCTTGCATTCCGCAAGGCCGCTGTTTGTGACGCAATTACGAATAACGACTACTTTGGTGAAATCGCAAACTTTGGTGATTCAGTTAAAATCATTAAAGAACCCGAAATCACTGTTAAGGCATACGAACGTGGTACTACAATCACGCCGCAAGACCTTGACGATGAAGACTTCACACTGACCGTTGACAAAGCAAACTACTTTGCATTTAAAGTTGACGACATTGAAGAAGCACATTCGCACGTAAACTTTGAGTCTCTCTCAAGCAACCGTGCTGCATACCGCTTGTCCGACCAGTTTGACGCAGACGTACTGGGTTACTTGACTGGTTTCAAACAAGCTGCAATTAGCGGTAACGCTAACGTAGTTAACAACATTGTTAACGGTACTGTTTCAGTACCAACAGCAGGTACAGATGAACTTTTGGCTTCAATGAAGTTGAATGCATCTGACTTTAATGCTGGTAATGCTGCTAACTGTGTGGGCTTGAAGCCTCGCGCATCTGAAGCTGTTCCTACTGGTGCTGGTGTTGCTAACCCACTGACAGTGATTGCACGTATGGGTCGTCAACTTGACCTGCAGAACGTGGACTCACAAGGTCGTTGGTTGGTAGTTGACCCAGTGTTTGTTGAACTGCTGAAAGACGAAGACTCACGTTTGTTTGATTCAGACTTCGGTGGTGCTGGTCTACAAAACGGTTTGATTTTGAATAACCTGCATGGCTTTAAAGTCCATGTTTCTAACAACCTGCCTTCTATTGGTACAGGTCCAGCTACTACAGGTGGAACTAATGCTAATAACTTTGGCATGATTGTTGCTGGTCATTCTTCAGCCGTTGCTACTGCTGACCAAATCAACAAGACTGAAACTTACCGCGACCCGGACAGCTTCGCTGATATTGTCCGTGGTATGCATCTGTATGGCCGCAAGATTCTTCGTCCTGAAGCACTTGTTAATGCCAAATACTGCTTGCTGTAGAGGAGATTGAATTATGGCACTAGGTGATAATACACTCCAAGCGGCACGTGGCAACTCGCAACGTGGTCGCAACCCGTACATGGTTGAGATGGAACTAGACTTTGCTACTGCATTGTCTGACAAAGGTTCTGCCCTTGCAGCAGCCGATGTAATTCCTTGCATCTCTGTCAAAAAAGGCTTCATGATTATGAATGCTGGCATTGAAGTTGTTACTGCTACTTCAGCAGGAACTTCTACTGTGGACTTAGGTACAGGCGTAGATGTTGATTGTTTTGTTGATGGTTTCAACAGTGCATCAGGCACAGCAGCAGGTACTGTAGCACAAAATGCTGCAGCTTACCAGCCGCTAATGTGTGTTGCAGATGACACCATTGACCTTGTTCTGGCTACTCAGTCTGGTACAGCTTTGACTACGGGTCTTTTCCGTATCTGGGCAGTGCTGATGGATTGCACAGAAGAAGGCGATTTGACTGCGCAAGAAGTAAAGCGTGACTTTGCTTAAATAACATAGTATTGGGGCAGGGCAACTTGCCCCTTTACTTTCGCTTTATAAGGATGCACGATGGCATACACTTACCTAGATATTACTAATGAAGTTATTGCTCGTATGAATGAGGTAGCACTTACATCTGCTAACTTCGGGTCTGCACGTGGCTTTCAGGTTCAGTGTAAGAATGCAGTAAACGATGCTATTAACTATGTCAACCAGCGAGAGTTTGGTTGGCCTTTTACACATGATACACATTCACAAACATTAGTAGCTGGTCAAACACGCTACACTATTCCCGCAGACTCACAGTCTGTAGACTATGATACTTTTAGAATTAGTAAAGATGATACGCTTGCAGTAAACGGTATTACTTTGCGTATTATGGATTATAAAGAATATACTCAAAAATATATTGAACAAGAAACTACAACAGGTGTAGGTGCTGTTCCTATTTATGTATTTAGAAGTCCAGATAATAACTATGGTTTATTTCCTTATCCTGATAAAGCATATGAATTAAAATTAGAATACTATAAAAAACCTACAGCTTTGTCTGCACATGGAGATGTGCCTACAGTTCCAGAACAGTATAGACAAGTAGTTGTAGATGGTGCTACCGCATATGCATATCAGTATCGTGGTGAGGCACAGCAGTACGGAATTAACTTCTCACGATTTGAAGATGGTATTAAGCAAATGCAGTCTATCTTGTTGAACCGTGCGGATTACGTTAGGTCTACATACATTCCTTACTCACAACGGTATGGTGCTGGCGCGGGTGGATTTTAGAGGTTTTAAATGGCAGATGAATCTGGCCTTAATCCCTTTGTGTTTGCATGTCAAGGTGGTCTAGTTCTCGACCAGTCAACCTTTGCAATGCAGCCGGGGATGGCACTTGAACTAGAAAACTTTGAACCTGCCACTACTGGTGGGTACAGGCGTATCTCAGGATACAACAAGTGGAATAGTAACATTGTTCCACAAGACCAGCTTTCTAGTGAATCTGTACTTATGTCTGCCCATTTTAAGGGTAACGTGCTTGCAGCGCGGGGACGTAAGATACACAAAGGTGCTGCAGGTAGTGGGTCTTGGACAGAGATAGACTCAGGTAGAACAGGCGCAGGACGCTATACCTTCTTTAGATATACACTAGCAGGTACAGAATTTATTGTGTGGGCAGACGGTGCTAATCATGCATCTAAATACGATAACACTACAGTAACAGATATTAGTGGTACAGGCGCACCGTCTAATCCTAAGTTTGTTACAGGTTTTAAAGAGTCATTGTTCTTTGCTGGCATGTCTTCTACTCCACAAGAGTTAGTATTTACTGCACCCTACACAGACACAGACTTTAGTACAGCTAATGGTGCAGGTTCTATTAATGTTGATAGCAATATTACTGGACTGTTTCCGTTTCGTGATTCACTCTATATCTTTTGTGAAGAACGTATCTTTAAATTAGTAGGTAATACAATAGCAGACTTTGTTCTGCAACCTGTAACTAGAGAGATTGGATGTCTAAACGGTTTTACCATTCAAGAATTTGCAGGTGACATTGTTTTCTTAGGTCCAGATGGACTGCGTACTGTTGCTGGTACAGAGAAGATTGGTGACGTAGAACTTGGTACAATTAGTCGTGCAGTGCAGGAAAGATTTGAAGGACTGTCAGACGTAGATGAGTTTGATAGCGTTATCATACCTGACAAGACACAGTATCGTATATTCTTTTCTAAAGCAGGTACACCACGGGCTACCACAACAGGTGTAATATGTGTGCGTAAAGGCGATGCTTACGAGTTTGCAGACATAAAAGGTATCAGACCTAACAGTACCGATAGTGTAGTTGTTGCAGGTGAAAGTATTGTTCTTCATGGTGACTTTGATGGCTACGTGTATAGACAAGAACAAGGCAATGACTTTGACGGTAGTGTAGTAACAGGTAGGTATCGTTCACCCGATTTGACTATGGGCGATGCTGGTATTCGTAAATCGTTTGACCGTGTTATTATTAACTACGCACCAGAAGCAGCCGTTAACGCAGACTTGTTTGTACGGTATGACTACGAAGCACCTAACGTAGCAAGACCAGCAGCATATCCGTTTGACACAACTACCTCAGTAGCTATCTATGGTTCTTCTGTGTACGGTACTGCAACATACGGTGGACAGTCTAACCCGTTAGTACGTCAACCCATTGAAGGTTCAGGTTTCGCTATAGCATTACGAGTAAACGATAGAGGCACATCAGCCCCATATTCATTAAAAGGATTTCAGCTAGAGTTTCAAGCTGACGCAAGGAGATAATAAATGGCAGGTTATACTAGACAATCCAGTTATGCTGACGGTGACATTATTGATGCAGCCGACAGTAATGACGAGTACAACCAATTACTAGCAGCATTTGTAAATACATCAGGTCACAAGCATGATGGCACAGCCGCAGAAGGTCCAGTCATAGGATTAATTGGAGACCCCGGCGTTGTTGCTCCAAAGAATAAAGTCGTAGTAGACGATACTAATAACCAAGTAGAATTTAACATTGATGTAGGCGGTACAAGCACAGAACAGTTTGTTGTCAAAGACGGTGTAATTGAACCTACTACAGATAACGACATTGACTTGGGTAGTAACTCTAAACAGTTTAAAGATGCCTACATTAACGGTACAGCAAACATTGACGCACTTGTAGCTGACACTGCCGACATTAACGGTGGTACAGTAGATGCCGTAACATTAGGTACTAATAGTGCAGTCA